ACTCACGGTGAAAACGCCTGGCATGGTCAACCCAACGCTGGTGACCGATCCACCGCCGACGCTCAGCGTCGGACCAAAGCATTGGTAATTGATGCCGTCCGACACGACGTAGATCGACTGCCCGGTCGTCAGCGCCTGGTTCGGCTTACCGTTGCAAATGGTCGACGTCGTTGGAGTTAACGTGGTAGTGCCGGCGCCGATGTTGGTGATCGAGGTGGAGAATGTCAGGAAATTGCCGGTCGCTTGCGGAAACGTGATCACCGTCGCCGCCGCATTGTTCATCGTGATCAGCGAACCATAATCGCTCGGCGCCACGGTGTAGTTCGTGGTCTGCGCATTAACGCCAGGGAATTGCTGCCAGCTATTCACCATGTCGGTGAGCGTATTGCGCACGGTGAGCGGCGTGATCAGGCCGGCCGTATTGTCCGGCAGGTTCGTGTTGATCTCAGTCTGCATCTGCGTCTTGGTCTTCTGCGCGTAAGCAGGACCGAGCAGCAGCAAGCTAAGAACGGCAGCGAGTAATTTTACCATCCGATCGTCTTCGTATTGCGAACCGTCGCGATGTTCGCTTTGAACATGCGTCTGTCCAAGGTGACGGTCTTTGGCGCCATCTCCGGATTGTCCTTCATCTTGAGATACGAGCGCAGCAGCGAGCACGCGCTGCCTTGCGTGTCTTTATCAGGATCAGTATCCCCAACGAACGCCTGCCAACGCTCGTCGTCCTCGAGCTTCATAAGCTCGCCGGCGACACGCGTGTAGAGGTACGCCGAATTGGGAAACCACGGGACTTGCGTGAAATCCGTCATGTCATCCATTTGCGGATTGTAGCGGATCCAGAACGGATAATTGCCGGACGCCGGCGGCCACACGAACAGGCTCATCGGCGTCGTTGCAACGTCGACGTAGGCTAAGTACGGGTAAGATTGCAGCCCCGGCTGCTGGACGAACGTGTCGAACTCTTCCTGACTGACACCAATGAGAACATAAGGAACTTGAAATATTTGATAGAAATGCCCACCCCGATGAAGACGGAGAAAATCAGGAGGGAGAGGGTTAGGACCAGACCCTGGAGCATAACTATAAGCCGAAGCACCAGTATTAAAATTTCCAGCAAAGGTCTTGCGAATAACATGAAAATCATAGTCTTGCGCGAGCTCCTGTAAGACAGCGTTCAGGAACTGCTGCGCCTGGCTAACGTAGCCAGGCACGTTCGCAATCTGACAGGCCAAAGTAACGATTTGGTTGCCAGTAAGCATCTAGTCCTCATCGCTATACTCAATCCAATTGTCCGGATCGTCCGGCTCATCCTGCTCCGTCTCGTAGGCTTCCCACTCGTCCGTTGGCATACCGCCCTTTCCACTTAGCGAGATCCTCATGCAGGAACTCGAGGCGCTTCTTGATTGCCTCGGTAACGTCGTAGGCCTCTTTCTGCTTCTGCAGCTGCGCCGCGGTCAGCCGTGGATCACCACGCCGGTTGCCTTGATCCCACTGCCGCTTGATATCCTCGTCGGCCCGTTCCATGCGCACCTGGTGCTGCATAGCGTTGATGTGCTCCTGCTTGATCTTGAGCTCGAGGTCTTCGACCTGGCCCCAAGCGTACTGTCGCTCGCAGGCATCGCGCAGCTTGTCGAGCAACTTGTCGAGATCCTCGCCCGAGCAATCGCGACCGATGAAAGATTGCAGCACCATCTCCCGTTGCCCGTGCAGGGCACACCGAAAACTGATCCCGATGGAGGGTTCCCCCTCCAGGGCCTTCGCCTGTCCTTCAAATTCCATGTCAACCACTCAAAAATGGAGCACGGGTAACCGCGCCGGTCGTGCCGTTTAGCTGGGTTAGCCGCTGCTTCTGGAAGAAACCTTTCGAACGACCCTCGATCACGGCCTGGTGCTGCCAGGTCTTTTGCATGATCTCGTACAGCACCGCGGCAACGCTCGCCCGCACATCATAGGTGTGATTGAGCAGGAACGTGCGATTGTCGAGCTTGATATCCATGGCGTAAACCGGGAGATCGATCAGCACCGGAACGATGGGTTCCTCGAGCCCGCGTTGCACGCGAGCCTCGAGCAACATCTTCTTTTTAAGCTCCTCTTTGGCTTTCGCCTTCGCTTCCTTGTCGATTTCCTTTTGCACCTCGAGTTGAAGCGCTTCGATCTCGTCCTTGGTGAGGAGCTCGGCAGGGGCAACCGCAGGAGAGGTTGCGGCGGAAGCGGGCGGCGGTTCGACGGTTTTTGCGGTCATGTGTGGGTCCACCCTGCTCCAGCCGCAGCACGGCCTGATATGAGAATTGGGAAACCGGTTGCAGGATCGAAAGCAACGTAATCGCCAGGACGAATTATCAGCACGCCTCGATTAGGGACGTACAGCAGTCCTCGCGCTAACCCAACTGATGGTCCGTAATTTGGAGGGATTGCTCGAGCCGGATTGAAATCGTCGAGGATGGCGTTATCGACTGTAGCGATATCGGCCACCGCCGCGACTGGTGTTCCCAAGAGCGACGGCGGGGGCGATGCCGCCCACGCCGGTTGGAACTGAAGACCGGTTAGTGTGCAACCGGTAAACGAAACCGTTGCCATTGAACCTCCTAACTATTAGCCGAAGGTCGGATTGAACTGCGAGGTGCTCTCGATGCGCATGAAGAACTGGTTATTCTGGATCAATGTCCCGTAGAAACATTTCCAGCCAACGACGCGCAATTGATTGAGCGGGTCGCTCTTATCGGCTTCTTTCAGATAGGTGAACTTGACGTCGTCCAGCATCACCTGGCCGTAAGCACCGCGACCAATGATGTAGGTCGGATAGACCGTGAGCGGGGTGGTGCCGCCGGTCAGCGCCGGCGAGGCCGGCGGCTGCTGCGCGGTGCCAGTCAAGCTGGTGATCGCAACCACGCCTCCGCTCGGCAAACCAACTGCGAGGCCGGTCTGCGGGCCCGATGTGGGTCCAGTCACTGTCGAACCGTTGGTGCCAACTGGTCCGCTTGTTCCAAGATGCGCGCCGGCCATGGTCGCCGATGTGCTGATGTAGACGTTGTACGTGTACGCGGTGCCGAGCGCAGTCGGCAGCGTCACGTTAATCGATCCAGCAACACCCGAGGCAATCGCTTGCGACGCCGAAATCGGGAAGACCTGGCTTTCGTATTGGTTCTGACTGTCAGTACCGGTGATCTGGATAAAATACGGACCACCCGCGGCAGTCAGCGCTCCACCAGTGATCGCTGGCGTGTAAGTGATGCCGGTCGCCGGCTGCGACGTCCAGAACGGCACCATGTTGCTTTCACAAAAGCGGATGCCGTTGAATTCGCCGGCCTCGTAGTTGTAAATGCGGTTGATGTCGCTGTATGACCACGCAGTTTGAACTTGCGCGTTCTGTCTCAGATCAGCAGCAACAAACGGATGGATGAGCGCAGTAAAGTGCGGCATCTGCCGCGGATTATTTGACGCTCGAGCGCCGCCGGCATCAGCATCGAGCTTGGTATCCGTCATCTCGTCGCCGCTAAACCGCGGTGCGCCGAGATTGAACAGCTGCGAGTAAGCGCGCTGCACCTCGAACGGCGAGAGCACGTCGCCGACGACGAGCGAGGCTCGAGCACCGCGCGAGTTGACGTAGTTGATCTGCGTGCCGGCGTTGAGCCCGAGGTTGTAGGTGTTGCGCTCGAGCGTTTCAGCAACCTGCAAGCCTACGAGCTCGGTCGCTTTCGTGAATAATGGATGATAGATGGTCATCTCGGCCACATCTGTAATCGTGACCTTGTCACCCCACTGCTGGGCGACCACCGAAACCTGCTGAATGCTCATCGTTTCGCCGATGGGCGGAACGCCTTCTGAGAGCGGAGCGGGAGGCAGGGGCACACGCAGATAGCGCGTGGCCATATAAGTGGTCCCGCGCCCTTTCGGCAAAGTCAAAGGATCGCCGAACTGATAAGCGATCAACTGTTTGCGTGCTAATGGGAGTGTTTTCTCGGCAATATAATTGACAATATCGCCGCTGAACTGGGAAGCTACGTTGGTACCTGCCATGGCCCTCTCCTATGAGCGGGCCGAGCAAGCCCGCTAGATCAAAACGTCCTTCAGCCGTTCCTCGGCTGTCGACATCCGTCGCGTGCTCGGGCGTTGCTGATCTCCCTTGCCGGACGACGGTGCTACTCTCTCCCTTTCAACGCGCGTGTTAGCCGCACGCCGCTGCCGCGGCGCCGCCGCTGCGCCCTCGAGCGCCTTCGCTCCAAGGATATGCTTGAGGATCGTGATCCGGTCGACCGGCGCGCCCTTCGCCATCTGCTCGGCGAACATACGCTCGACCTCGGCCGAGTAACGCTTGTAGGTGGGGTTGGACGCCGCCTGGGCGTCGTAAGACGCCTTGTCCATAGTCGCCTGGTTGATGAGCTCGCTCTGCCGCAGCCTGGCATCCATCCGGCGTTCGTGCTGCGTAATCCGGTATTCGGCACGCTCTTCCGGGTTCATGAGCGCGAGGCGCTCGCGCTCTTGCTGTTCGGTCTGCTGCTGTTGGTTCTGCTGCCACTGCTGGCGCTCTCTCCTAAGCTGCTCGAGCTCGTTACGAAGCTGGGTCTGCTCCGTAACTAGCCTTTGGATCCGTTCACTGCCTCTTTGCTCACGTGTAGGCTTCCCGGAGACGGCCGGTTGTGGTTCCCCTGCGTCGCCTCCGTCGCCAGGCTGTTCGGCGGAAACTTGGGTATCCTCGTCCCCCCTTGGCTCGTCCTCCCCGCCGGTTCCGTCACCGCCGGTCCCCGGCTCGAGCTCCTCGTCTGTGTCGACATTAGTCTCAAGCTCCTCGTCGTCAGGAGGCATGACGCAATTCCTTCTTAGTGGCTTACGGTCACTGGTCGCGGCCCCTTACGGGGGCTAGTCGCACGGTTTCTTACGGAAACCACTCGCGGGGCGGGAGATTAGTGCCGATTTTGTTCCGGCGTCAAGATGTTGTATGCTCCTAAAACCCCCACTAGACCAGGGTAGGGGTCATGACTGGTGTAACCGAAGAAGCCGGTAGCACGGTGCGCAGCCTGATTACCGCGCTCAGCGGTAACCCGACGCAATTAGGCATGCTAGTGCTGATTTTTGGGCTCTTGGCTTTCTTCTTTTATGCCCAGCGTGAAGCCGGAAAATTTAGAGAAACGATGATGCAACAAGTCCTCGAAAACAGCAAAACCATACATGGCATACTGCTGGATCGCTCGGTTGCATGCCCGCCCGGAGGACGAACCGAACTCGAGCAACCACATAAGACGACCGAAGTCGTCATTGAGCCTTTGAAGCCTCTGGAGCTGCCTTCTTTAACGCCGCAAGTTCAGCCTTAAGCTTCTCTAGCTCCTCTTGCAGCTTAGCCGCCTCGGCGGCGTTGACCGCCGCATTGTCGGCGAAGAAATTGCGCTGCTGCTGGCACCAGAAAAACTTGTCGCGCGGCGGCTGCTGCGGCGCGTCCTGAGCAAAGGCCGAGCTAATCAGTATCGCCAGTAGCTTTAGCATGGTCATAACCGCGCATGAGGGCGTTCGCAAACCAAGTGATCATCACTCCTTCGTCCATGCTCGGATTGAGTTTGCAGAATGCCTCTGCCCAGTCGCGTGCATCGAAAGAAGGATACGGCCAGTCAGGCCGTTCTTTCAGCGGGGTGTCTTTATGATCGATCTCGAATTGCAGATGATCACCATTAAGGATGCGGCGCATCATGACCACCCCATCGGCGGAGGCGGAGTGACCGCCGCGACAGCATTATCCTTAGCCCATTTCTGCTCGGCCTGGATCCATGCATCCATCGTGCCCTGAAAGAGGCCGTAAGAAACAAGGTCCGGGCCATAGGTCGTCATCGCCGCAGAGGCGACTGTCTGCGAGGGGGTGATCGTATAAGCGCCCGGCCCGCTGCCGGGGGCCGCCGTGATGTAGGTTCCGGGCAGGACGCCAGGGCCAAAAACGAATTGATTGGTCGAGAGATTGCCAGAAGCAACCGCAGTGACGGTCATCGTGGTGCCGGCGATCGACGCCGTGATCTTCGTGGTCGGCGGACCTGCCAGGATTTTCGATGCATAAGCCGACGTGGTCCACTGCAACAAAGCGGTCAAGTCCGGATCAGTCGCAGTATAAGTCTTGTTGCTGTTGACGATCGCGCCGGATAGGCCAAAGGTCGTTGTTGCCATTGGTCAGCTCCCGAAACAATGCCACTGCATTGAGGTGTTGGCCGTGCCGAACGTCACCGCCAGCCCGGTAGTCGAGGTGACGGCGTCATGCGTCGAGGCCGCACTGCCCGGTGACACGACGCAGAATGGCGCGTTGGTGAAGGCGTTCGCGAAGGTAATCGAGCAGGACGTGGCGCTGGTGAACGTCACCTTGCCGGCAATATCCGACGAGCCGGTCGTGAGCGCAAAGCCGGCACAGCTATTCGCCGTTGGCGTCCCGGACGTGTAACCAAGATGCAAAGGGGCTGCGATGCTGACCTGCCGCGCCTGACCCGTCCCTGAAAACTGTTGTCCAATGATCAGCGTGTTCCCCGTCGTCGTCCAGTCGAGCACGGCGCGTTCATAATTCGTAGGGTTCGCAGCGGCAGCATCGGCCGTGTTGTAGACGCGAAAGCTCTGCGCGCTGGTCCCATTGCGCTGGCCGAGGATGAAGCTCGCGTCTTCGTATAGAAGAGCGCCGCCGCCCCAATTGATGTTTTGCCCGGCACCGGTGACGAAAGTGAGATTTTGGTTAAGGCTCAGGCCTGCAGTCGAGGAGAAAGTGGCAGTCGTGGTGCCTGTCTGTATGATTTGCAGGGCATTACCGCTTATGGCCGCAGTCCGTTGGTTGATTACGACAGCACCATCCGTATTGGCGGACAGGAAGCTGGTACCGTTGATTTGAAAATCGATCAGATTCGATGCGGGGGCACTCGCCATGTTCGTGAAATTCGCGCGAATACCAGTAAACGTAACCGCGCCTGCGTTCCATGTTTGACTCAAATCGAGCAGAGGCGCACTCGCCGTCACCGTCGCCCCGGTGCCGATCAGCGGCAGGCCCGCACCGCCCGTACCGCACGCCGCAGCGGCCGTAGTCAGGTTACTGCTGGCGTCAACCTGCACGCAGTTGCCGGACACAAATGTGGTCGTGTTGACCGTTGCGAACTTAGTTGTGTTGCCGCTGACCGACCCCACGCTCGGAGCGACGCCCGCGCCGCCGCCAATCACCGGCAGGTTTGCGGTCAATACGGCCGACGAGGATAAAACTGTCGCCGAGCTGAAATAGGGAATACCACCGCTGTTGGTCGTGCCCGCCACCGTCTGCGGGAAAGTAATGCCGCCACTGGCACCGCACGCAGAGCCGGTCGTCGTCAGGTTCAGCGACGCATCGACCTGCACGCACTGACCCGTTGCGAACGTCGTCGTGTTGACCGTTGCGAATTTGGTGGTGTTGCCGCTGACGCTACCGACCGTCGGCGCGACGCCCGCGCCGCCACCGATCACCGGCAGGTTGGCAGTAAGCACGCCGGACGAAGACAGTGCCGCCGCCGAGCTGAAATAGGGAATACCACCGCTGGTACCGGCAGTGGTGAACCCCAAGGTGCCGGCCCCCGTCACCGTGCCGCCAGTCGCCGTGAAGATGCTGCTGCCCGGCACCGAGAAGCCGACGCTGGTCACCACGCCCGAACTGGTGACGAATGTTTTCAATTGCGTGGCCGTACAGTTACGATCGGCCGCCGTCTGCACGCAGTAGAACAGCTCCGGGCCGGCCAGCGCGCCGGCGGCCGTCATCGCCGCGACCGTGCTGTCGGCGCGCGCCTGCCCGATCAGCAGGGCCGTTACCGCAACCGTCGTCAGCAGGTACCGGCTAAGCATATCTTTGCCACCGCGTTGGTT